TTTGTTTATGGGCAACAATGAGGCCACCGCCCTTAATATAATTGACAGCATTATTGATTATGGTTACCCTTCCTTTAGAGAAGGCCTTTCAGGTAAAGACGATATTGCATCGTTTTTTAAAGATATAGGAAATCTAATGCCGCTCCAAGCACGCTCTAATATACAAGATATTTTAGATGCCCTCCCAGCAGACGATGCCCTCCCGGCAATTCCAGCATTGTGTGCAACACCTGCCGAATTACAAAAATTTGAAGATTTAAGAAAAGACTTATTAGAAGACCGCGCAACTCCCGAACAAATAGAAGAACTGACACAAGCAGCAAAGAACAAAAACATGGGAGACTTAGGAGAATTACAGAGGATGCTGCAGCAAGGCATTCCGGAAACAATAATGGGGGCAATGCCTCCCATGGTGACACCGCCCGGTCCGAACTGCGATCAACCTAAAGGGCTATTTCCCTACGAGCCTGAAGAAGCCGCTAATGTAACAGTGGGCGGCCTTACTAGCGCTATTGAATTATTAAAGCTAGAATATTCAACAGATATGATTGGAGCCGGCGGTGCTCTTTGGCCCTCGGATAAAAAGTGGGGTATGGTTAATATGATTTTATCGGATACACAAGGAAAACCATATACCGAACATCAAAAATGGGTACGCCTCAAAGATTATTATGTAGATTTTGTGATCGCCCCGGATGACTCATTCTTCCCGGGCGAAGTTCGGCCAAGACCTCCGGATCCGGCAGAGCAAAAGGGACAATACCCTAAAAGTGTTGCATCGTGGCTCCAAACAAAACTGATAAACACCGAAACAGAACAAACCAATTGGAATTCTAGTAATCTTGAAGCGCCCGCTAGTATTACTTATAAAAGTATTGAAGATGTAAACGATGTAGATCTTCTGGCAATGCCCAAATTAGGATACAATGTGGACATGCGTGTTAAGTGGTCATCAAAAAATATTGAGATTACAAAAAATGCTCGCAAAAAAAATTCTGATCTACAATTACAATTTCGAGATAACGGAAAAGGATCAGGGAATCCTTCTTATGGTTTTGATCTGAAGCTTTATCTTTCTGACATTATAAATGTAAATCAAAATACGTCATCGCCGGCCCTTTATCAAAATCGATTTGATGACAATATTAGAATTATTATCAATGATGTGTTAAATCCTCTTGCCCCCGGCGCTCCCAGTCCCACACTAGGATCCTTTGGACAAGTCTCTGCCGGCTCACAGCCAACATCTTTAATCGAACAAAAATATGAATTTTTATCTGTCGATAATCGAACATTTGAGGAGTTTAATTTCGAAAATTATCCCCAATTCTTAAATGCTTTTCAGACAAAACAAGACTTTTTGCCTCAAGTTTTATTGCTTAAAGAAATGATCCAGAATAAAAATGAAAACGTTCAATTAAGTTCAAGTGTGGTGAAATCAAGTTATGATGACCTTATGACAGATATCAATAATACACTCGGAAAAGCCATCGGCGCCAACAATGAGGCTTTTAGCTATGGAGCGTATCTCGATCCTCTGACACCCGCCGACGCAGAATACCTTACACCCGAGGGCACGCCCTATGCGGATTCAGGCTATACTAATGATGATCAAATATTAGGCATCAGCAAAAATCAAGACGACATGGGTGAAAATGCTCGCATTATTTATTTAGATCCTGCCAAATATGGGGGTTCCTATATAAATCCCCCTGTGTATGTAAAACCACTACGTAGAGAAGGTTGGCTCGGCGTCGTAGATATTTTATATCCTGAATTGAGTCCTTGTAAGCCCACTAAAACAGAATTAATTGATTTTGGCGAGATTGAAAAATATATTAGAAACACGTATGAACAAATTCCTGAAGATTCAAGATTGAAGTCTGATCCGGATTGCGTGACAGAAATACCATATAATAGAATTCTTGATAGATCGGCTAGAGCGGGGATTGAATCAATTATCTTAACTGCTATTAAAATTTATGCGAGTACTCATTTTATTAAATCTTTTGCCACTTTCACCACCTTTAAGCCAGATTTTATTATAAACTATAGTTCAATATATGCGCAATATGTGGTACAATTTATGGAAGACAGCTTTAAAGATGGCGATGGAGCCTCTTGGGAGTTTTTAGAAGGGCCCTTCAAAGATGATGAATTTTGGTATGCCTTTTTAGAACAATCAGTACAGTTGTATAGCCGAAAAGTGGACAATGGCACCATTGAAGATCCCCCTAGTAGTATTATAGCTGCCATAACGCGTCTTAATGATATGCAAGAAACTTATCTTTACCCTAGAAAACCAGAACTAAAGGAAGCAAAAGATATTGGTGACGAACCATGGTATTCAACCTTGAAAGGATATCGAGAAGAAAAGAACTTCGAAGCTATAAAAGAAACAGAAGATGATGCCAAACTGGTTCTTAAAGAATTGGTCAACGAGCAACTACAGTCTATAAGTGATAAATTTATGGAAAACCTTAAAGCGATTAATAGAGTGCCGCGATATAATGATGTAGAGTTATTATTATTAACGGAATTTACTAAGGGCGGAATCCCCCCATCAACACGTAGCCATGCAGATGTGCTTGGGTTAGACTTAGACAAAGAAATCACAGAAGAGCCGGATGCAGATCTTGGAAATATTGGCGACGAAGATATTTATACTGCTGGCGGCTTATTTGTTGTAGCAGAAGATCAAGATGAGGGAGAATATGCTAAAGGCGATGAATATGTAGGATATTATCATGTCCACGAAGATGAACAAGGAAATCCCCTTTTTATGGCTGGAGAAATGCACATTGAAGATGCTCATGATATATTGAGACCTGTTGCTTCAAAAGTATCTGTGCCTATTGGAGATATTATGGAAATAGGAGCCCGTAACTATGGTGCCCAATCCTCCAGCCGCCCCTTTATAATCGAAAAATATATCAAAATAGATGGCACGAAACATACACCTACCGACGCTATAGGCATGCTCCGTGCCAATTCCGATCACCAGGGTATAAATTTGGCCGAACTTTATCCTGGAACTTTAGAACTTGTAACAGATGCCTCCGGCCAAGTACTTGGACTATCGGGAGAAATCGGGATTAGGTATGGAATCCAGCTTTCTCTTGAAGTTGATGGGGTAGAGAGACTTCTAGTAGATACAGAGATAGATGCGCTAGATATGAGAATGGGTGATTTTGCACCTTTTGAAGGTAACAGTAAGCTTTTGCTCTGTTTGGTTAACCAATTGCGCAACACAGATGAATATAAATTGTTAGTAAGATATGTATTTCCATTTAATAAATTAACTGCAGCATGGGCTATTTATAATGATATGGCATTTTTACCATCTATTGGAGAATCCACCGTTAACGGCACCTCATTCGCGGATGCCCCCGGCATGAAATTTAGTTATAAAGAATATTTCCAACCAGTCCCGGGAGCAGAAGATCCTTATGTTGATTCAAAAGACGGTTGGGCGACCGCCAGTTCCAGAGCCCCCAAGGGCCCTCGTGCTGCTTTTACAGTAGAATGGGACGAGTGGGATAAAGTATTATTAAGAAACTCGAAGAGCAGAATTAAAAAAATATTTAAGACATACTACTTTTCGCGAAAATTTAAGCCAGGAGATCCACTGACAAAAGAGCCTGCAGCCCACCTAACTATCGATCTTTTATCACAATTTAGGCCACACCCGGGCCGCTTTTTGTTCCCGTGGTGGAAGAGAAAAGTTGTTAAAACTAATCCATTTGATAAAAATGGAAATCTTTGTGACAAAGAATAATATATATATTAAGGAAAATCTAAATGTCAATAGGAGTAAAATTACCATTAACCAATAGTGATATTAGTGGATATACTATGACGCGCACTATTAGAGCGGCAATTAAGCAAAACTTTAAGATGTTGTTGTTGACCAACCCGGGCGAGCGAGTTATGGAGCCTGACTTTGGAGTGGGTTTAATAAGTTATTTATTTAAAAATTATAGCGAGGACGTTCCTGGTCAAATACGGGCTAAAATAATAGAACAAACCAGCATCTATATGCCCGTAATTACATTAGTGGATATAGATTTTGGCTTAACCGATCCAGACACCAACAAGTTGGCAATTAGTATTACCTATAAAATACCAGACTTAGGTGCAACGGATTTGCTTGAATTAACTATTTAAAATTGAGGATTTTTAATGGCAGACGATCAAAAAAAGATAGTTCCTATAGATTACACTCATAGAGACTTCAGATCTATTCGTTCTGATCTCATGGAGATCGTGGAACGATTTTACCCAGACACTTTACAAGATTTTAGCGAAGCTTCTTTTGGGAGTATTATGCTCGACGCGGTTTCTTATGTTGGAGACCAGCTTTCGTTCTATTTAGATTATAACGTTAATGAGGCCTTTTTAGACACCGCATATCAATATTCTAATGTGGTAAGGCACGGCCGCGTTCTTGGCTACAAAGACCCTGGCCGCCGTTCAACATTTGGACAAGTTGCTTTGTTTGTTCTGGTCCCGGCCTCATCGACAGCTATTGGTCCCGATACTCGGTATATTCCAATTTTAAAAAAAGGAAGCCGCTTCTCTTCTAAAAACGCGCTTAATTTTGTATTAACTGAAAATGTAGACTTTAATAATCCCAAATATCCTCGTGTGGTTGCCCGGGTAGATGATTCTTCCGGCGCTCCCACCTATTATGCAATCAAAGCCTATGGAAATGTGGTGTCTGGCTTTTTCACACAAGATTCAATTACAGTGGGAGCATATCAAAGATTTAAGAAAGTGAAAATTGCTTCTCAAAATGTAAGTGAAATAATCTCTGTTTTTGATACACAAGGAAATGAATATTTTGAAGTAGATTATCTTTCACAAGATATGGTTTTTAAAGAAGTGGCAAACGATAATTATAAAAATGATAATGTGCCGTCTGTCATTAAGCCTTATATAGTGTCTCGAAAATTTGTAGTAGAACGAGATCGGTATAATACATATCTCCAATTCGGAAGTGGAAAATCTGGCGATTCCAATGTGGTTTCTGATCCTCAAAGTGTGGCATTAGATGTTTTTGGAAAAAGCTATGTCACCGATACCACTTTTGATCCAACTAAGTTATCAAATAATGAAAATCTTGGAATTGTTCCTTCTAATACAACGCTAACAGTTGTCTATAGGATGACCAATCCAGCTAACTCAAATGCCGCAGCCAGTTCGATTAATCAAGTTGGAAGCGCTCTCTTTGATTTTAAAGACAAAGACCAATTAACTAATTCAGTAGTGCAAACAGTTATGAATTCATTAGAGGTAAATAATGAAACCCCTATCGCAGGAGATGTTCGAAATCCGACCACCACAGAAGTGAAAAGAAGGATTTATGATACATTCCCTACTCAAAATCGAGCCGTGACACAGGCCGACTATGAAAACATTGTCCAACGAATGCCCGGAAAATTTGGCTCAGTTAAGAGAGTATCGGTACAAAGAGACCCCAACTCTCTGCAACGAAATTTAAATATGTATGTAGTTTCGGAAGATAACTATGGAAAATTGATCAAGACCAACGATACCATTAAAAAAAATATAAAAACATGGATTAATAATTATCGCATGATGAACGACACTGTGGATATTGCCGATCCTTACATTGTAAATATTGGCATAGACTTCATCGTGACACCAGATGCAGGCGCTGATAAGTATGAAACCTTAGATAGGTGTATCGCGGCATTGAGTGAGAATTATAAACTGCCTTTTTATATTGGCGAGCCATTGTATATTAGTGAAATATATAAAATTTTAAAAGAAGTCGAAGGAGTTTTGGATGTGGTAAAGGCAAAGGTTGTTAACAACCGCGGC